AATGGGAATGAAAGGGTTTCAGAAAAGTGTAGAGAAACTAGGAACAACGGCAGAAACGGCTTCCAAATTCCTAAATAGACTATCTCGCGGCGAGGCCGGCTTCGGAACATCAGCACCTCTACCGCCCGGAACTACTAAAATTCCTGGTGCAGTTCCTGGTGCAACAACACCGGGCGACCCTAACCGGCCTATGACGCAACCATTAGAAGACGTTGACGGGAAGCCAGCAGTTCGAGTAGTTCCAGTACGACCTATGACACAACCATTACCATCAATTCCGGGTGCAGTATCCTTTAACCAAACCGGAGACCCCGGAACAACACCACAAGTACAACAAGCGTCCTTTACTCCAGGAGAAGGTGACGGAGAACCAGTAGGTCAATCACAAGAAATTGCTAGCAACGGACAAGGACAAAGTCAACAGCCAAATACTAAATTTAATACTGACATGCTTGCGGCATTATCAGAAATTGCTAAAAATACTAAGAATACCGCTGATCAGAGTAAAAGAAGCGCAGATTCTGCTAATGATTTAGCAAGGCAAGGTTTAACGGCATAAAAAAAATACTTGCGATAAGTACATAGAGGTGTTATAATACGTTATGAGTTGGAAAAAATATTTTAAAACAGTAAATGCAAGTCCGTTAACAGCGGCCGGCCCTAAAGGCAACGGTAATAGTGACATGAAATATGGACACTATGCTAGTCATTTACCAGATGTATACGTTGGACATCCTAATAGGGTTGAACGATATACACAATACGAAAATATGGATTCAGACAGTGAAGTTAACTCAGCGTTAGATATCTTGTCTGAATTCTGCACACAAACAAATGTTGAAAATGGTACTTCTTTTGATTTACACTTTCATCAAACACCTAGCGAAAGCGAAACTAATCTTCTTAAGAAACAATTAATTAATTGGAATAATCTTAACGATTTTGATCAACGTGTTTTTAAAATCTTTCGTAATACGCTAAAGTACGGCGATCAAGTATTTGTTCGCGACCCAGAAACATTTGAATGGTTTTGGGTTGACGCAAACAAAGTTACTAAAGTAATTGTAAACGAAAGTGAAGGTAAAGAACCAGAACAATATGTTATACGAGATCTAAATCCAAACTTTAAAACACTTACTGCTACACAAACATCATTTAGAGATGACTACCTAGGCCCTAATCCTAAAAACCAAGGTTATATACAACCAAGTAACATTTATGGCGGGCAAAACGAAGGCGGCGGCGCCAAAGGAGGTAGATTTGAAAAGAGTCTAAATGAATCAGCAGTTGAAGCACAACATATCGTGCATTTAAGTTTAACTGAAGGATTAGATGCTAACTGGCCATTTGGTACAAGCATATTAGAAAACATCTTTAAAGTGTTCAAACAAAAAGAACTACTTGAAGATGCTATCATCATTTATCGTATTCAACGTGCTCCTGAACGTAGAGTATTCTACGTAGACGTAGGAAATATGCCAGCGCATATGGCTATGGCGTTTGTTGAGCGTGTTAAAAACGAAATTCATCAAAGACGTATTCCTAGTAACACTGGTGGAGGTAGTAACATTATGGATACTACTTACAATCCGCTTAGTATTAACGAAGACTACTTCTTTCCGCAAACAGCAGAAGGGCGTGGCTCAAAAGTTGAAACACTACCAGGCGGTACTAACCTAGGTGATATTGATGACTTAAAGTTCTTTACTAATAAATTATATAGAGGTTTACGCATTCCGAGCAGTTATCTGCCTACTGGACCAGACGAGGCACCTGCGGCATATGCAGATGGCAGAGTTGGTACTGCTATGATACAAGAATATCGTTTTAATGAATACTGTAAACGATTACAGCGTTTAGTTTCCGCAGTATTTGATCGTGAATTTAAAATGTTTCTTAAATGGCGTGGTTTTGAACTAGACAACGCAAACTTTGAACTACGGTTCAACGAGCCACAGAACTTTACAAAATATCGTGAAACTGAGATTGATAGTTCGCGTATTGGTACATTTACTGCCCTCGAACAATATCCGTATATGAGTAAACGTTTCTTAATGGAAAGATATCTTGGTCTATCTGAAGAAGAAATGCAGAAAAATATGGATCTATGGCGCGAAGAGAATACAGATGATGTAAAATCTGACATGCCTAACATGCGTAGTGTAGGTATTACACCGGGCGGACTAGAAACTGATCTAGATTCGTTTGCAATGCCAGACACAGGCGAAGGTGGAGAAGAAGGTGTTGAAGCACCCGAAGGTGAAGCAACTGATGCAGAATCAGCATCACCAATACCAGGCACACCTGATTCGATAGCGGCAGGTGGCCCAGCGGCTGAAGAACCTCCTGCAGGAGTATAAATATATTATTATGTTAGTTAACGATTTATTTGAAAAAGCACCCGATAAAAAAAATTCTCTCCATAACCAAAGAGAGGATGGCACTACTGCTGAGTTAACTGATACACGTAAGACAAGACTTTCTTTAGAACAAATTAGTCGTTTACGTAAACTAAATGATGTAAAGATTAACGAATATCATACAAATATTAAAAAAATAAAACAGCAGTTCCAACCACCTGCACAACCGCAATAATTAGCGAAAATTGGTCTTAGTAGTATTTTTGATTCAAAAACACTACATTTAATGAAATAATTTACATAAAAACTAAATATAATATACATTTGCCTTATGAAGGAGTGCGAGTTCATGTCAGAAAAATTTAATCAGCTCATTGAGCTATTCATTGCAGAAGAAGAAGACAAAGCCAAAGAGCTTTTCCACGAAATTGTGGTTGAAAAATCACGTGAGATCTACGAAGGTCTCATTGACGAAGAAGATTTAGAAAACATCCAAACCGAAGAGGCAGACGAAGCCGTTGAAGAGGGTGAAGTTGAAGAAGAATTAGGTGGTGATGCTGCCGATGATCTCATTGACGATATTACAGCCGACGAAGAAGGTCTACGTCTAGAGGACGAAGACGACGACGGCGACATCGAAGATCGTGTTGTTGACCTTGAAGATGCCCTAGACGAACTTAAAGCAGAGTTTGACGAGATTATGGGTGGCGGAGAAGGCGACGAAGCCGAAATGGATATGGACATGGAAGTTGAGCCAGAAATGGACGACGAAATGGATATGGACATGGAACCAGAAATGGACGACGAAGAAGAAATGGAATCAGTTGATCCTAGCGTAATGGAAGGCGCAGACTTAGAAAAAGCACCGGCTCCAGTTACATCAGAAGATGGATCTGTTAATACACAACCAATGAAGTTTGATAATCCATCAGCACCAGAAGGTGGCGATGCTAGTAACATTGCCCAGGGTGGTGACGAAAAAGGTGCTCCTGCTCCTAAAGCACAGGACATGGGCATGACAACAGAGCCAAACGAAACTAAAGTTTCTGTTTAATTATAAGGTAGAGAATTTATATGAACTACCTTAGAGAACATCTAACATTTGATCAGGCTCGTATGGTTACAGAGTCTGCAAATGAAGGGAAAGACCTCTATTTAAAAGGCATTTGTATTCAAGGTGGGGTAAAGAACGCTAACCAGCGTATTTACCCTGTCTCTGAAATTTCCAATGCCGTTAAGCAACTCAATGATCAAATTAGAGAGGGCAATAGCGTCCTCGGTGAAGTTGATCACCCCGACGATTTAAAAGTTAATTTAGATCGCGTCTCACACATGATTGAAGATATGTGGATGGACGGGCCTAACGGTTTTGGAAAAATGAAAATTCTACCTACTCCGATGGGTACTCTAGTAAAGACCATGTTGGAGAGTGGAGTTAAGTTAGGCGTCAGCAGTAGAGGCAGCGGAAACGTTGCAGAATCTTCTGGTGATGTGTCTGACTTCGAAATTGTTACAGTAGATATTGTAGCACAACCAAGTGCGCCAAATGCATATCCTAAAGCAATCTATGAAGGATTACTTAATATGCGTAACGGCCACCAGGCACTTGAAATTGCACGAGAAGCATCGGGCAATGGAAAAGTACAAAAATACTTGAAGGATGAGGTAACTCGTCTTATCAAGGATCTAAAGATCTAGGAGAAAAAAATGCTAGATGCTATCAAACCATTATTAGATAGTGACTTGATTAATGAAGATACTAAACAAGAGATCCAGGAAGCCTGGGACTCAAAGTTAGTTGAAGTTCGCGATCAAGTTACAGCAGAACTCCGTGAGGAATTTGCCGGCAAATATGAGCACGACAAATCCGTTATGGTTGAGGCTTTAGATCGTATGGTTACTGATAATTTAACTGAAGAAATTAATCAAATTGTAGAGCAACGCACCCAACTAGAAGAAGACCAAGCACGGTTTACTACTAGAATGCAGGAGGCTAGCGGAACCTTTGACAAGTTTATGTTGGAGACACTAGCAGACGAAATCAACGAACTACATGCTGATAAAAAAGATCAGGCAAAGGTAATTGAGAATCTTGAAAAGTTTATTGTTAATCAATTGGCTGAAGAGATTACTGATTTCCAGCATGATCGTCAAGACGTTATTAACACGAAGGTCAAACTTGTTAAGGAAGCACGAAGTAAATTCGACGAACTTAAAAAATCCTTTGTTGATAAGTCAGCAGTTATTGTTAAAGAAGCAGTATCCGAAAATCTAAAGTCTGAGATTTCTCAACTGAAAGAAGATATTAATGCGGCCAAAGAAAATAACTTTGGACGTAAGATCTTTGAGGCATATGCTAGCGAATTTAGTTCTAGTTACCTCAACGAAAACCAAGAGATTAAAAAGCTCAAGGCACTTGTTGATAATAAGGACAAAACACTCGCCGAAGCAGAAGTTGCTATTGCGGAGAAAGAACAGATTATTGAGAGTAAACAAAAAGAAGTTGAAACTATTGTTGAAAATACACAGCGTAAGGAAACATTAGCAGAACTTACTAAAACTCTTAATAAAGAAAAAGGCGCAGTAATGCGTGATCTACTAGAGAGCGTCCAAACATCAAAATTACAGGACGCATTCAATCGTTATCTTCCAGCAGTTATCGACGGAGAATCAGTTGCTCCCCGTAAGACTAAAGAAGTCATTAGCGAGTCACGTAAAGAGGTGACTGGAGATAAGGAAATTAAAGAAAATAAGCCTGTAGAGCAAGATGGTAATATCATCGAACTTCGCAAGTTAGCAGGCCTTAAGTAAGTACAAGAGGAGACTAAAAAAATGTCAGACGTACTATTAGAAAATCGTTGGGACGAAACCAAAGATGCGCTCCTAGAGGGCCTTGATGGTAATCGCCGCAACACTATGAGTGTTATTCTTGAAAACACTAAACGGCACTTGAACGAGGCTTCTACCGCTGGTAGTACCGCATCAGGTAACGTTGCAACACTAAACCGTGTAATCCTTCCTGTTATTCGACGGGTTATGCCAACAGTTATCGCCAACGAAATCGTTGGTGTTCAACCAATGCAGGGCCCAGTTGGCCAGATTCACACACTTCGCGTTCGTTATGCAGAAGCCGTTACTTCAACAGCAAGTGGCGACCTCGGCACAGATACGCTAGTTGGTGATGAGGCTCTTAGCCCATTCAAAATTGCTACTGCATATTCCGGTTCTACATCAACTGGTAAAGCAGACGCA